ATTGTCTTAAAAAATTAACACTATATTGGGCAGAATAAATCCTTGTATACTGCTGAGCGTAATTTGGCCCTGTTGTTAATCTAGAAAATTGTTGTGTATACTGTGCAGTAAACTCTCTAGTATATTGTTGCGCATACTGCGGACCAGTATTTAATCTTGAATATTGTGTACCTGCATATTGTGGTCCTGTATTTAATCTAGCAAATTGAACCTGATAGTCAGCAGTAAAGTTTCTTGTATATCCGCCAGAATATTGTCTAGTATATTGACCCTCAAACGTACCAGTATACTGAACATCACTAACGCTTGATTTTCGATCTTCAATATCATCACTTACCTGTACCCACGTACCTGTACCTGGAGCACTAGTTTGAAACTTATATGTACCAATACCTGTAGATAATATTCTATTTCTTAAACGCCCGGCAAGAGTTTCGATCTCAGCGTCAGTCATCTCTTGTATTGATGAATTAGCGTTTGTCTTGATTGGCCTTATTACAGTAGGAGAAGAATCTGATATCTTACGCCACAATTTAAATGTTTCATATGCGCCAGCCGGTACATTAAGCTCATCTGTAAATGATGCTTTTTCAGCCCATGTACCACCACTTGGAGCAGTATTACTTATATGATATGTACCAATAGCTCTATATGTACTATTAGCATCTGCTATATCATTTAAGATATGACTAACTATACTCCCGTTAATGGCTGTATCTGTTTGTTGTCTGGCCGAACTGGAAGACCATTCAATAGGTCTTGTTATTGACTCAGTAGCAGAAGTAAGTGGCTGATAGAAGGTCGTTGTTGTGGTTGTTTCACCAGCACTTGTAGGATGGGTACCGTCAGCATCGTCAATAGATGTATCGGTAAATGCACCAATAGATGTACCTGTACCGGAAGTATTAAGATCAGCTGTAAGTACACCAGTTGATGATTCCGTAGCAAATTTAATCAAGACCTTATGCTTGATATAATCCATTTCGGCAGTAGTCATCTCCTGCAAACCTATAAAGTTTGTAGTATTTGGTGTGCCTGAAGTTGTTTTTATTCGTAATGGATTTGCCACGGTTCACTTTCCCCTAAGCTTTCGTCTATTTATGCAACACGAAGCCAGAGGGTAGTGGTTGTTTCAGTATAAGAAACATCTTCGTTTGACCTAACAGTATTACCACTAAATTCCCGAGTATACTGATCACCGAGAGTTAATCTATCATAGTTGCCGGAATAACCGCGCGCGTAAACATCTGTATCCGATGCATACTGAGGACCAGTAATAAGCCTATCATAATTACCATTAAACACTCTTGAATATTGCTGCGAATATTGAGCATTGTATTGCCCGGTGTATCGTCTTACATAACCAGTTACGAACCCTCCCAGGTAAACAGTAGCATAGACTTGCGCGTTAGGGGTATTATATTTAGGGCCTATAGTTGCTCGTGTATACTGTCCTCGATTAAACTTTCTTTGGTACAGATTACCTCTCGTATAAGTGGGTCCAGTAGTTAATCTGGTATACTGTGTACCGCGAATATATTGAGTCTCAAAAGTAGCCCTAAAGAAATTTGTATTATATGTCGGAGTATATGTTGTTCTTGTATATTTACCAGAAAACTGTCTGAGATACTTCTGTTCATATGTACCTGTATATATTCTAGTATATTGTGCTCTAGTATATTTTGGCCCTGTAGTATAATTAGCCAGTGTTTCTCTGTCATAGCCACCAGTATATATTCTAGTAAAGTTAGAGTCCCGATAATATACATTTAAATCTGCAGGATTTTTTCTATGATATATAAACCCCCCAGGGTCGCGTACATAGTAACTCACGTAACCAGGAGACACTGAATATGCTGTGCCTGGTCTAAAAAACTGTTCTCTAGAGTACGCGCGCGTATAGAAACCATAACCATCACCATATAGATCATTGGGGGTATCTCTATAGTAAATCTGCCCGCGCTCATACCCGCGCGAATAAAGTTCATATGGGCCAGGGCCGTAGTATACTGATCCTGCTTCTAAGTCAGAATTAAGGTCACCGCGATTGTAACGTGCGTCGTAACGTTGCCTACTATACGCGCCACCATAGCCAACTAATCTAAAAAATAGGTTTGAGTATACCGGTCCAGTTCTAGCTCTATTATAAATTTGCTGTGGTTGTGATGAGAATATTCTTGTATATTGCCTACTATACTGCGGACCAGTAACAATTCTAGTAAAGTTCAGATCTCTACCATACTGAGGACCAGTTCTTAATCTAGAATATTGTCTCGAAAATCTTCTTACATAAGCAGTTAAGAAAAATCTCGTATATTGTCCAGAGAATTCTCTGGTAAACCCTCTTTCATATTGAGGTCCATTAAATTTACGTGTATACTGAGCACTAAATATTCTAGTAAATTGTCTCTGGAATAATTCAGCTCTATATGAATTAGTAACTCTAAAATAAGTAGGGCCAGTGGTTATTCTAGTAAAATTAGCTCTAGTAAATACTCTTGAAAAGTTAAGTATATTTGGGAAGCCGGGTAGAGATGTACCTGACCCTGGATCTCTTACGTACTGCCCAGAGAATTGAGCACTTGTTCTTCTTTGATATCCTTGACCATACGTGCTAACAGTACCTCTTATGTATCTATTGACACCAGTTATTGATACATCCCCGGTAGTCACGCCTGCTGCATATAACGCATTTAACTCTGCTGTGGATAAGCCAGATGTTGTATAAGACAGAGCATAATTCTGCACAGTTACATTTCGCGTGTATGAGGCTCTTGTATATAAAGGATTGTATGCTGGCCCAATTACTGTTCTTTGATATTGGCCAGTAAACTGCCGTTCATAGCGTGTAGGTGTAAAATTACCTGTACCATATACTGACCTTACATATACATTGGGTGCACTATTATATTCTCTAGCGTAACCAATAGAATCACGCTCATATTGGGCAGTAAATGATCTTTGATATTGATTGCCTCTAGAGTAACTAACAGAGTTAATTGTAGGTACTCTATCTGTTATAACACCTCTTGCAATCCAAGTACCTGTTCCAGGTGTCGATGATTGAAGTTTGTATGTACCTATACCTGTAGCAATAATTCTATTTCTTAATCTCTGAGCCAGCCCTTGCAATTGTGCATTGGTCATCTCTTTAATATGGCTAGGAGTAGTTGCATCAATCGTCATAGGACGATTATTATTTGAACTGGAAGAAGTAGTATCTGTTCTTCTATATAGATTATAAGTTACTTTATCACTATCGTCTGAAGCATCATTAGTAATCTCATCATAGACAGTACTTACTGTTTTCCATGATCCAGATGCAACAGGGGTGCCTGTTGTATTAGAAGTAATATAATATGTACCTGCCTCGCCAGAACTTGAATTCGCCGCGGCAATCTTATCCAGGGCTCTACTAATAATACTATCATTTAAGTTATTACTAGTTTGTGGTGCAATACCTGATGCACCGTCAAGCTTAGCAGGTATAACCATACTTGATTCTGATGCTGTACTAGTATTTTGATATAAGGTATAAGTATCTGAAAGTATAGAAGTATTGGCTGGATGTGATCCGATAGCGCCGTTGGCATAGTTATCAGTAAACGTACCAACACTATCCCCAATATCAGTATTAAAGATAATATCTGCTACATCCTGATCAGAAGACCCAAGTTTAGCGAGTATAACTTCAGCAGCATAGTCTAACTCAGAGTTAGACATAACTACGAGGCCATCATTATAGACCCCGGATGTTTTTCGCATTCTTAAGGGATTAGTCATTATTTAGACCCCTTATGCCGGCCAGGCTACATCGCCATTGGCATAATAGATTCTTAGATCGTTTGTCCCGTCTGTAATGTCTCCTCCGACATAAATATTTTTTGCAACAGATAACCCACCAGAAGTTCTAATAGCACCAACTGTTGAGTTAGCTTCCTGTGAGCTTGTTACTATAGTATTACCAGCTGCTGTGATTGTGCCGTCAGTATTAATATTACCCGCAGATGAGATAACTGCATTAACAGTGCTATTACCTACTATAACACTACCGGCAACTACAGCATTACCACCAATCGTGGTGTTACCAGTTGTGTCAATAGTAGTTGCAGAAGTGGCCCATCTTTGTGTTGCATTACCAAGCAATTTACCGTTTGCGCTAGGCAGCAATGATGTAGTTACGTTTGCTGAGATAGCTAATGATTCGGCGTTAATCGTTACATTACTGCCTTGAAGTATTGTTTCGTTTGTAACAGTAAGAGTACTAATTGTGGATGTATTAAGCGATAATGCTTCATCACTGGCCAATATTGATTGGCCCTTTACTTCAAAATTACCATATACTGTAAGTGTAGGTTGAGCAGCAGCATTAGCAGTATTTGCACCTCTATCAATGATATCAGTATTAAGACCTAACGCTACAGCTGACGAGTTGATGAACGCAGCATTTGAGCTGAGCGATGTATCACCCTTTACAATTAGAGTTCCATCTGTATCGATACTTGAACTATTAATAACTGAATTTACTGATGAATTACCAACAGTTAAAGATGAAGTATTAATAACTACATTAGCGCCGACTGCTGCGCTTGTTGTAATAGCCGCTGTTGCAGCATTAACTTCACCTGTAATATCTGCATCACCACCTACTGTTAGGTCATTACCCGATTGAATCGATGTGGTTGCATTTACAAAACCGGTTATAGTAGTATTGCCTGCAGCTAAAGTAGTTCCAACAGCTGCAGCGCCTACAATAGCAGCCGATGCGGCATTGACTTCACCAGTAATATCTACGTCGCTATTAGCGGTAATATTATCTACTACTGTTATTGCACCCTGGAAGTTAACGTTGTTAGCAAAGTCGCCCGTACTGTTAAAATCGACTGCTCCATTTACTTGAAGGCCGCCTGTTACGTTGGCAGAAGCAAGTGTAGACTTCCCTACTACATTTAATGTATTGCTTGCTGTAACTGCACCCGTTAAAGTAGATGTAGTTCTTACTCTAAGCGTATTAGTATTAGCTTCAGATTTAATATCGACATCACTATTCGCTACAATATCTCCAGTAACACTTAATTTACCTGAAACAAGAGCATTAGCTTCAACAGTAAGATCATCTATTGTGGCATCATCAGCTACTAAGTCCCAACGATCAACTGTAGTACCTAGAGCTTTTGTACCATTAGCAGAAGGTACAATATTTGTATCTACTTCACCGACAAACGAAATTGTATCTGAGTTAGCATTACCAAGATTAATATCACCATTAAGATCTGTCTGCCCGCTGACCTGTAGAGTAGTATCTACTGCTAGATCATCGACAGTAGCGTCGTCAGCAAATAAATCCCATCTAAATGCAGTTGAACCGAGTACTTTAGTTCCGTTAGCTGAAGGAATAATATTTGTATCTACATCTGACACGAATGATACAGTATCAGCAGCATCACTTCCAAACGTTACATTAGCACTAAATGTGGTTTCATCAGCATCTACTACAAACGTATTGCCGTCAATAGTAGTTGAAGTTGAATTTCCGTTATTATTAATATCTAAGGCAGTAATCGTTGAATTGGCTTTAAATGACTGATCATTAGCTGTAAAAGTAATATCGTTATAGTCGGCAGTTAAGAAACTACCATCCATATCTACTGTAGTAGAATTGATATCTAATGTTGTACCAGAAATATGTGTAGCAGTTGAATTAATAGAAACGTTAGAAGATGAAGTATTAACATGCAGGTTAGCACTAATTCTAACCGTTTCATTATTCATTAATACTGCAGTAGTTCTGACTTCAAACTGATCACCAGTTGTAAGTATTTTTTCTTCAGTATTATTAGCTGTAATAGTAATTTGATCTGTATGAAAAGCAGTATTAGAATCAATAGACAATAGTCCGCTTGATGTCATATTACCACCGCGTAAAGAGGTATTAGCAATAATTACATTGGCTTGTAACTGTCCACCAGTAGTAGTACTGTAAGTATCAGTATCAAAGTTATACAGATTCGAAGTAATAACAACATTACCAGTTGTAATACCACCAGATGAATTCTGCTGAGCAGTTAGGGTAATTGTTAACGCATCATGTACTAACTGATTAGTACGGTCAACCCAAGCGCCGAATGTATCAGTCTGATATACAAGATTTGCATTATAATATTTGCGTTCAGCCATCTGTATTCCTCAAAATAGTATTTAACATACCTTTAATCTCTTCTAAGGTATTATCTGTCTTTTTTACTTCTGCGTGAAGATTAGCTACCTGCATCTCAATACTATCAATACGGTTATAATTACGTTTACGAATAACAGCAGCTTTGTAAGCACGCATATCAGTATTTATAAGCGCCCCAGTGCTGGGATCCTTCTGAAACTGTTCGTTATCTGTTTTAATTAACTTTGCCATATTATGCCGTTAGAGCAATTGCTCTTATATCTTGAAGTTTAGGTACAGTATTAGTTTGATCTGCTAAGAATACAACTTTAATTTGAAACTTAGTAAAGTTATCGTATTTACGCCCTGATGAATCATAATAATTTAATCTGGCTTGACCAGCATTATCAATATATCTAAATGCAGATTGTTTCTCATCATCTAAAATTTTGTAATGATTAACACTATCAGATATTCTATCTGAAGCTTCATATAGTACAACAGCACTGGAATTAGCAGAGCTAACTCGACCTACAAAATAACTTTTAGAGCTATTACCTAGGTAAATTAGATCACCTGAGGAGTAATATGTAGAAGCACTTGCAATACTTACAGTGGTACTATCAGCTGTAGTATTAGCAGTGCCAGGTTGTTTATTTGTTTCATTAACTGTAGGCGATGTTGGAATAAAGTATCTAAACTCTCTAAAGTCATTAGGTCTGTTTATGTTACTGAACATTTCAGCCTGTTTTTGGGTCTGGCCGAGTTTAGTCCACTGCCTGTTATTAGGAGTATCATTGTCTGCTTCGTTAATAATCTTTGCATACACTTCAAACTCAGAACCTGGAGGACGATAACCTGTTAGATACATTTCAATATCATCTGATTCAATGCCTGATGATAGATTAACTAACTTAGAAACATATTTCGTATTAGCAGAACCTACTCCAGCTAATTTTTCATTTGAATTATCATTCGAGATGGTGTTTTTAAATGCCTGAATATTAGAGATACCAACATCAAGCATAGGTGCTGAAACCGGGGTATTGTATTTTAATTCATTTGTAATTA